TATGCGATAAAGTCCGCTAAAGACATTTTGAAAGGCCGAGAACCACTTGATCCAAGAGACCCTGATAACATTTATAAAATTGCATACGTTGGAGTAACCCAAAGTGGCTTTGGTGGACTAGCATCTGACTGGCTGTTAAATGATGTTCGCAAGTACGGTTATGGTCTTGCTGATTTACTCGGTGGACCTACAATTAGCACAGCACAAGATGTATTATCAGTCACTGGAGCAACAGCCGCAGTACTGAGAGGAGATGAAGAAATCGGAGAGATTGGAGAAAGTCTCTGGCAGGTCATCCGTAACAACACTCCTTATGTTAACTTCTGGGCTACCAGAACAGCCTTTGACTACATGATTGATTACCAAGTTCGTGAAATGTTGAATCCAGGAAGTCTTACCAGAATGCAGAATCGTTTCCAACGAGAAAACAATCAGAACTTCTTACCTGGACTGTCTCCTGCTGAAATCGTTCCGTATGGAGGATCACTATGACGGTCTCAGTACTCCGGAATCAGGTTCAGTACACAGGGAACAATTCCACTACTCAATTTACTGTCAATTTTCCGTACACCGAGAAGTCTCAGATCAAGGTCTATCTAGATGGAACTCTTCAGACGATCACCACGCACTACACTCTGACAGATCCGGACAGCACAGGAACCGTTACTTTTGTGACTGCACCAGGGACCGGAGTGGTTGTTTCCTTTATCCGAGAAACCGACTTTCTCCAGACAGTTGACTACGCAAATAATGACATTCTGGATGCTGAAACTTTAGAAGCGGCATTCGATAAATTAACGATGATGTGCCAGCAGGTAAAAAACCTTGCGGACAAGTCAGTCGGATTCGATGAAACAGTCAATGAGTCAGAAACAACCTCACTGAAATTAGCAGCAGGAACCGGAGATCTTGCCGGAAAGCTACTGGCTTTCGATGACTCTGGAAATTTTGTAACCACTCAGGAGATCGGGACATTTAGAGGGGATTATTCCGCTTCTGTCTCCTATGTAGTCCGAGACTTGGTCCGAGATGCTGCTACCGATAATGTCTACTTTACTCTCCAGGATGCTCCTGCTCCAGCCGATCTGACAGATACTGACTACTTTGAACTACTTGTTGACGTAGAGACCGTCAGGACACTGAAGGAAGCTGCAGAAACAGCCGAGACCAATGCAGAAGCAGCACTGGCTTCTTTCCAGGGACAGTACAAATCTTCGGCTACCGACCCATACGGTGGTTCTGCTGATGCTGGAGACCTCTGGTACGATGAGACCAATTCGATATTAAAGTACTACACAGGATCTGCTTTTGAACCTGTCACTACTTCGTTAGCGACTGTTACCGGAAATTATTTAACGATTTCCAATCAAGTGATTACGGCTGGAGTCGTTCCGATTTCCCTCGGTGGCACAGGAGGAACTTCTAGTTCAGAAGCCAGAACGCTTCTGGGATTGTCTATCGGTTCAGATATTCAAGCCTACAGTGTCTCCCTCCAGGACATCTCCTCATTAGCCAAAACGGATGGGAATATCATCGTAGGAGACGGAACCAGTTGGGTAGCCGAATCCGGTTCAACAGCCAGAGCAAGTCTCGGAGTTTCTATTGGATCTCAGGTACAAGCCTGGGACCAGCAGTTGGACGATATCAGTGCTCTCGCAGTCACAGACGGAAATATCATTGTCGGCAACGGCACTACTTGGGTAGCGGAATCCGGTGCTACGGCTAGATCGTCTCTTGGATTAACGATTGGAACAGATGTCCAGGCTTACGATGCAGATACTGCTAAATATGACGATACGACTGCAAACTTCACGGGAACATTACAAAACGGTGGTTCCAACGTAGTTGTAGACAGTGATATTGGTTCCTCGGTTCAAGCCTATGATGCAGACACTGCAAAGTATGACGATACAACAGCCAATTTTACCGGAACCCTCCAGAACGGAGGGAGTAACGTAGTAGTCGATTCAGACATCGGATCTTCGGTCCAAGGGTATCACGCTGATACCGCTAAGTACGATGACACTACAGCTAATTTCACAGGCACACTCCAAAATGGTGGATCAAACGTTCTTGTTGACTCAGATATTGGAAGCACAGTTCAAGCGGCAGGTTCGTACCTAACTTCAGTTGATTTAACTTCTAACGTCACAGGGACTCTTCCGGTAGCAAACGGGGGAACTGGAGTTACTTCTTTAGCATCACTGAATGCTGCTGATCTCGGATCAAACAATGGGGTCACTGATGCCACGGATGGATATGTTCTGACGGCAGATGGCACAGGTGGGGTCGCTTGGGAAGCGGCAACCGGAGGGATCTCCGATATCGTCAGTGATACGACACCACAACTCGGTGGGAACCTGGATGTCAATGGGCAGTCCATTGTTTCGGTTTCAGCAGGGAACATCGCAATTACACCGGACACCACAGGCAAAATAATTCTTGACGGGCTTTCTTGGCCCACGGCAGACGGGTCTGCAGATCAGGTTCTGAAAACCGATGGGGCTGGGAACCTGAGTTTTGTGAATCAATCAGGAGGTGGTGGCTCTGGAAGCAGTTACATCGAACACAGTTCAACAGTTTCTGACTCGCTAGCGATCAGTGCAGGAACCAATCGGATGTATATTGGGGACACAACATTCTCCGGCAGCGGAACGATGGCAGGCTATTTAGTTATTAGTCACGGTTTTGCAGATTTTACTGGGACCGTCAATGTCGCTACAACAGGAACTCTTAGAATAGTAGGTTAACTATGGCAGGTGAAATTCAATTAGCAGGGACTAGTTTTGCTAGCGAATCCAGCGGAACGATAACAGTTAATAATGGGACACTTAGCAGTAGTGTTTTGTTTCCTGCTGGGCATGTGATTGGTTATAATTCTACTACTACAGCTAGTCAAATAAGTATTTCAACTGGTCAAACAGGTGTAGGAACGGGATTAAGTGTGTCAATTACACCTAAGTACACGGATAGCAAAATTATTGTTCAGGCAGATATATGTAGTGGAAAAGATAGTAATAATCTTGCTGTTGGTTATTTTATTTATCGAACAACTCCATCCCCCACCAGCAACTCAGGTTTCAATTATGTAAACTCAAGTTTCAATGCATCATCATGGACATATTTGGGAACAGCCAGTAATACAATCATTAATGAGTTGCCGATTTTCTTTGAAGACGAACCTGTGAACAATACAGCAATACACACTTACGAAGTATATGTAATATCTAATTCTTCATTAACAACTTATTTGAACCGTAGAGGCTTGGATACTTCGTGGACAGGACGATCAAGCATTACCGTATTTGAGGTATCGCAATGATAATGGAACATTTAAATATACCGCATTCAGATTGGGTTCGTTATGAAGACTCATATGATTCTATAATCTGGGCAGGTCAGCCAAGATGCACTAAGGCAGAATGGGAGCAAGCAAAATTGGAACTTCAAGCAGCAGAACCAATGCGTAAACTACGAGAACAACGCAACCAACTCCTTACTGAAACAGATTGGCGAATGGTATCCGACTACCCAGGTGCTAATCAAACCGAGTGGCAGACTTATCGACAGGCTCTACGAAACATCACAACCCAGACACCATCACTGGATTCAAACGGACAACTAACGGGCATAACGTGGCCCACACCACCTAACGACTAACCAAGTCGAGCAATGCTAACTGAACCAAAACGAGTAAAACGATGGACATAGAATTGATTAAAGAGTTATCGAACCTGGGTGGTTTATTCATCGCTCTAATTGGTGCAGGTTGGTACGTGCGGTACATCTCCGATCAACATCGGGAAGAACGAAAAATCCTATACGACAAGGACAGTGTAAACGATGAGGCTCTACGCCAGTTGATGTCTAGTTCCCACAATCAATTAATTCAGATAATGACAGGAGTAAATACGACTCTAAAGGAGATGACGGTAGCGATTTCGGAACTGAAGCAGACGATAGAGCATGGGGAAAGAAGGTGAAACTCCTGCTCCCCCTGTTGCTTTTCGCTACTACGATCTCTGCTACAGAGTTGGAATTTAAAACTCACTATCTGTTTATCTGGGCAGGGAACTGTACGAGTAGAATGATTCCGAATTACGAGAGACAGGGGATGCCATGGAACTTTGCGTTCAGTATGGCTTCTCAGGGATGTTCCTGTGTCATCGATAAGTTCCGAGAGAACTACACTCATGATCAGTTGCTTGCCCTTACTGATGCAGAACGAGAAGAACAGTCTTTGTACTATGCCCAGGTCTGTAGTGGAATTACTCAGGAGCTATAAATGGAAGAATTATTTAACCTCGCTTTAGAAACCGGATTTCTGGAAATGGGTCTGGTGGCCCTCGGTGCTCCAGCAGGACTCGTCTTCGGAGTCAAAATGTTCAAACGGATGAAGAAATGATCGAAACTCGGAACTTCAAACATAGAGAACTCAGTTGTAATTGCTGTGGTGGCAATCAGATGAACGTAGCTTTCTTAGAAAAACTACAGTTGATCCGAGACGAATATCAGCAACCGATGGTCATTAGTTCTGCCTACCGATGTCCACGTTATAACGATGAGATTTCATCCACTGGACCCACTGGACCACATACGACAGGAAGAGCCGTAGACATTCTGATCTACGGTCAGGAAGCCTATGAACTCATGAAACTTTGTCTCAAGTACGGAATGACCGGACTCGGATTTAAGATGAAAGGGCCGAGGACCACTAGATTTCTTCACTGTGACGATTTAAATAACACCGCAAAATCTCCCCGTCCCTGGATCTGGTCCTACTGATCTTTCTGTACTAGCTGTAACAGTTTATCTATCTTTTCCTCTAACGACTGAAAATCCGTGTGTCGCAGGTTCGATTCCCGCTCTGGCCACTTCATCGTTTTTGTAACATCCTCTGTATCCTCTCTGTAAATTCCTAACGAATTCACCAATTCTTGTAGCGGCAAATGGGTCGTATTCAGATAGAGTTCTGTAGTCGATAAACGTTCATGTCGTAGCAGATGTTGCACGTGTACCGGATTCATATTTCCGGACAATAGTTCAGTAGCAACAGAAGCTCTATAACCATGGAGTGGTTTCGGTCCATCTAAATCGATAGACTTCTGAAACTTTCTCATCGAATACGTCAAATGACTCAGTTCTTTAAAATGGTGATCCAAGTAATTAGTTTCCCCCTCATGTTTTTCGATCTGTAAAAACTCCAGTAGCTTCGGATGTATCGGGAGAATGGAGTCTTGTTTATTCTTTGTTGTCCAATCGTCCTTTCCTTCGATACGGATTCCAGATCCGATATCTGACCAGTTCAAATGGAACAGTTCTCCTGCTCGCATTCCGGTATATCTGAGCATGTAATG